ATCGAGGTAAATTTTAAACAGCTTGTCGGCCGATGCGATTACAGTTTCATGCGGTTTGTCGTGATGTATCCAATTTAGTGACATGATCGTTTCCCCTTGTTCATTACAGTATTAATAATATATAGCAGTTATTGACGGCGGCGTCAAGATGTTATTTCATCCACGCCCAAAACATCAAAACAGCTTGTGCGGCTTTTCGTTCATCTTCGGTAAACTCGACATCGCTGTCCTGTTCATACGTCATACCGACGACATGTGCAAGCGCTTTAAACTCCGCCTCGTCCGCATTTATTTGGATTTTCCCGTCGTCTATTCGTTTGACTTCGATCATGGTTCTTCACCTTCGTAAACGTTAGAACACGCATTGCATTCATATTGATTCGGATTACCATTAAAATGATGGAAAACGTTGCAACCACATTCGCATCGAAACCGCTTTCCGTCAACGACCGGCATCACGTCGACCCATTTCGGTTCCGGCGTCAGTGAATCCATAAACTCGGCGAACGTATAGCGTTTACCCTCGGCGCAATGCTCCCCGTGGTAGTCGCAAAGCATGTGCATGCGCGCGTCGTATTGGATGACAAGACGGTCGCCGCCGTCCAGGTCAATGCGGAACATGCGGTCATGCGATCCGCGAGGGATTGCTTTAAGTACTTGTTCGTATTCGTCGGGTGTTTCGCAAACGATGTAGAATGATTCCATTTTAACCGCCTCGCACATGTGCTGCGCCGTCGTCGTCCAGTTCGTCAGCGATTTGCTGGTCGGTGGGGGAAAACTTGTTCCCGACGAGTCCGTCGCGTTCACGGTTGCGCATTTTGAGCAACGATGCGAGTTCACCGAGTTCGCCGACAACGGCGGTCATCCAATCGGACGGCGACCATGATTCGATTCCCTCGGAGTGCCAACGCAAGCATCGTTTAACATTTGCCGCGCGGAATTGTTTAAAAGTTAGTTCGGACATTTTACTCACCTGTGTTTGTTAAAAGGGTGTGCAGGGCTAGGAATCGAACCTAACATCTCTCCTTCTTCAAGGCGGACTTTACCATTTGTCTACCTGCACATGGATCGCGTGTAATTTTTATTCACCTGTGATTTGTGGTTATTAAAGCGTGAAGTCATGCAAAAACCGGCGCAACCATAAAAACGATTTTGGTTTGAAAAACCTTGCGTCACGACCACATGCGCCGTTGCTGCGGCAATCGCGCGGATCGCGAAAATAACTACCGCCTTTTTCGTACAATGTTTCGGTTGCGGGATGACAGCAAATATAATTCTGATAGGAACCGACGGTCTTTGTCGGATTTGTAGTTTTCGTGCAATAGTGGCACTCAACGCAATTGCCGTCCGCTTCGTTACTGAAAAAGTCTTTAATTTTTTGAACTAGATTCATGTGTTGTTACCTATGATTAAATTTAACGGTTAGGCGGTGAGCTTTCCGCGCGGACCCTCACTTACCCCGAGTGCGTTGCACTATGCACTGATTCGGTAAGGCTAGCAGTTATTGACGGCGGCGTCAAGTACCGCCGCGACATGTTAAACAGGTTCCCCCGGCGACCCATCGCCAGCCAGCATGACCGTGACGGCATGGGCGCCCGGTGCGGTACACTGTGAAGCCGAGAGCGATTGCAGCTTCGCGGGTGATGATAGTATCAGGGGCAACGCGATCGATCCTATTGTCGTCGCGTGCGCGCCCTGGCGGTGGTTTCCTGTAGCGACGAATGGCGCCTGATTCGATCAAGGTTTCGAGGTCCACTTGTTCGGGGTCGTATTCGAGGCGAAGTTTTCCCCAATCATAGCGCTTCATGATTCACCCCGTTTGCAAGCTGAACACCCGTTATTTGCCACGAACCGAAAAGACTTATGTCCGCGTCTACAAGGTTTCCCAGTACGATACATTTTCAACCCGAGCATTATTGCGGCGTCGCGCGAAATAATCGCATCGGGCGCTAAATCTTCGATATTTTGTTTTTTTGTTGATCGACAAGTGATACAGCGACCGCTTGCGAGATCACGTTTTAGCAAATGTGGGCCGTTTGGGCACATGAACATGAATGACCCAAGTTCGCAATAGTACGGTTTGTTTTGCGCGAGCGCTTCGCTTACGCTAACCGGTTCACCGATCGGAGTATATAATTTGCCGTCGTCGCCGCGCAGGTGTTTGACGCGAATGCAATGCGCGCATTCGTTGGTTGATGTGTAGCGTATCGTCCCGCTGCGTGTCGATCCGCATTTGTCGCAACCGTCCCAGTCTTGCCACCGGGCTAGTTTCAGTTCGATAGCGAGTTCGCGCGATGGGGGATGTTTCGAGCGACGACCGGATTTGTCTGCATACCATGATTTTTTAGCCATACCAGATTTTAGATGATGACGCCGGGATTTGTCAAATAGTTCGGGGTTACCAACAATCAATGACTTACGTGCGAAAAGCCCGTAGCAAATTGCTGCGGGGACTTGCGGGGACCATTTAAAATCAATAAGTTACGTCAAAATGTCCCCGAACTCCCCGCGGCCCGCAGCTTTCTAATTGTAATTGGGAAAAAATAAAAGTTAGTTAGTTAGTTATTAGTTATTATCCTAACTAACTAACCTACTTTCTCCTACTACTGTTTATAGTATATTAGGGGGAGTAAGGGGAGTATATATATAAATACATGAAAAATAAGAAAAAACAGAAGTCCCCGAACTTTGGCCCGTTGGTGTCCCCGAACGGTCCCCGAACTCGGTTTTGCGGCGGCAAATCATTGTGCTATTATAGGCACATGACTGATTTAATGAATGGTTTGACAGAGCGCGAAATCCTCTTTGTCTATGAATACCTTAAGGATTTCAATAAAACCAACGCGGCGATTCGTGCCGGCGTTCCCTCATCGTACGCAAATCGTTGGGCGACAAAAATTTTACGCGAACAAAACGTACTCGATGCGATAAACGCGGCGATGGAAGTTCGTTGTAAAAAATTAAAAGTTGATGCGAATTGGGTTCTTGACGAATTGATAAAATTATATAAATTAGATTTGTCTGAAATCATGAAGATTGATCCGGACACCGGTTCGATACGTTACGACTTTTCGGACGTTAGCCCTGAGTTTTTGCAAATGGTTGAAGGGATCGAAATCTCCCCGCAGCAATGGGGAACGAAAATCAAGGTTAATTTGCCGAGTAAGGAAAAGCTACTCGAAATTATCGGTAAGCATGTTAACATTTCAGCGTTTAAAGAATTGGTTGAACACCGCGGAAGCCTAACATTGAATTTTGATGATCAGGACAGTAAGGCGTGAAAGACTTTTTTATGAAATATTTCCCCCTTATCGTTGGCGTGGGGATTTGGGCGTTTTATCAGTTACACGGTTATATTGATGTTGCGTTTTTTCATTCCGTATTCAGCGATGTGTTAAAATGGCTCAATGGTATAACTGGCTAACAGGGGAAACCCTGAATAGCATTGAGAAACCGACCGGCCGCGGTCGGTGGTCCCCCATATTTGAGAAAACCCCAAAACAACGTGAAGCGTGTGAAGTGTTGAATTCGCATCGGCACGTTTTGTTAGTTGGTGGCGGTCGATCAACGAAAACAACAATCATTTGCCGTAACATTGTTTTGCGAGCACTTAAAATGCCGTCCCGTCATTTAATTAATCGTGCGTGTTTTAATCATGCTAAGGCGTCGATATGGTACGACACGATGCCGAAAGTATTGTCGGGTTTTTTCCCAGGTTTAGAATTCAGTGAAAATAAATCTGATTGGTTTTGGGAATTCCCGACGCAACAGGGCGGCACGTCGCAAATATGGCTTGGAGGAACCGACAGCAAGGAACGCACGGAAAAAATTCTCGGTAACGAATACAGCACGATTTTTGAAAACGAATGCAGTCAAATCGATTACGACACGACCACGATGTTACGCACGAGACTTGCCGAGGCGTCCGGGCTCGCTTTGCGTTTTTATTACGATCTGAATCCTACGGGTAAAAAGCATTGGACGTACCGGGAATTTATTCAGCGTATCAATCCGGAAGATGAAAGCCCGTCGCAACTCGATTCCGGTTATCTGTTCATGAATCCGATGGACAACCCACATTTACCGCCCGAAGTGATCGCAGAATATAAAGCATTACCAAAACGCAAGCGGCAACGGTTCCTCGAAGGGCTTTACCTTGACGATATCGAGGGCGCGTTATGGACCGAAATAATGATGTCACGCGCAAAAGCCCGCGAACCCGGCGAAATCATCAAAAAAGTCATTGCCGTCGATCCTGCCGTCACCCATCGCGCCGGCAATGACGAAACGGGTATTATCGAATGCGGAATCACTCGCAGCGGCGTCGGGGTCGTTGGTAAAGACTATACGGCGAAAGGGTCCGTTTCTGTTGGTACATGGGCGCAACGGGTCGTCAATGCCTATCACGAAACGGGGGCAAATTATGTCGTCGCCGAGGTCAATCAAGGTGGTGATTTGGTCGAATACACGTTGAAATCGATTGATCCGTCCATTAAAGTGAAGAAAGTCCGCGCTAGTAATGGTAAATTCGCGCGCGCCGAGCCAATTAGCGAACTGTACGAACTCGACAAGGTCTGTCATACTTGCGAGAATCCGGAACTAGAAGCCGAATTGACCGAATGGGTTCCGGCAAACACGAATGAATCCCCTAACAGACTTGATGCGCTGGTATGGGGTTTAACCGATTTGATGATAAAATCACCGAAACGAATCAATGTGGGCACCGCATAATGAAATTCTGGCCGTTCAGTAAGAAATCAGCGCCGATCGAGCGCAAATCTGTTTTGGGTGTTGGTGACACGCTTAGTAAGTTTTTGTTATTTGGGTACAATCGGGGCGAAACACCGTCGAGTGCGATGGAACTCTACAGTACATCGTCAGCGGTCAGTGTCCCGGTCAATCGCATTGCCGAAGCGTTCGCGTCGATTCAACCGGTTTTAGAAAACGAAAACGGCGAATTGATTTCTGATCACCCGATCATTGATTTATTGCAACAACCGTCACCGTTTTATGATGGCGCGTTATTTCTCGATACGCTGGCTAAAAATTATCTGATAACCAACGAATGCGAATTTATAGCAATCGGAAACATCAATCGCCCACCGCTCGAACTGCAACCCATAAGCCCTCAAAATATTACTGTTTCGGAGGGTCAAGGCGGGTTCGCGGCGTCATTGATCGTATCGGGTAATACGCTCGCCGGCGATTATCGATTGACGAGACAAGGGAATAAATATCGGTATCTTGAAGGGAACCTCAAGGAATTGAAACAAATTCGAGGGTTTAGCACGAAAAGCAACGGCTTGTTGCGTGGGCAATCGGTGTTAGTCAGCGCGGCGAATGAGGTTCGTCAGCATATCATGGGTAATCGGCACAATGTTTCGCTGCTTGAAAAAGGCGGGCGGCTTTCCCTCGTTTTCCACTTCGAAGAGGATATGTCGGCCGATGATTTCGAAGCGGTCAAAGAAGCGGTGCGCGATCAATTCGGTGGCGCCGATAACGCCGGAAAAATTGGCGTCACGTCCGGTGGTAAAATGACCGTTGACGAACTCGGAACCAATAACAAAGACATGGATTTTGCTTTGCTGCATAAAATGTCGCGCGAAGCCGTTGCATTGGTTTATAAATTCCCGCTTGCCTTGTTGAGTACCGATGCGGCAACGTTCAACAATTATAAAGAAGCTAAACTCGCGTTATTCGACGATGCGGTTTTGCCATTGGCGGATAGACTTTATAGCGCAATCGGGCAATTTCTGTTACCTCGGTACGGATTGGACCCGAAGAAATATTCGATTACCTATGATATTCTTAGCATCCCTGCGCTACGTACGCGTGTTCTCGATGAATTACAGGTGCGCAAAAATATCAATATTGAGAGTGACAACGAATTGCGCGCCATTATAGCTCGCGAGCCGTATCAGGGCGGCGATCAGATTTTGAAACCGGCAAACCTTGTGCCTGTTGGAACTGATCTTATTACAGATAACCCCGAAATTATTCGGGATATTCGCGAAGGTGATTAAATGGAAAACGACGGACCACAATATTTTGATTCACCGTTTCACGTAACGTACGAGAAAGAATTGGCCGAATTCATTTGCGACACAATTTATTTAAACGATTCAGATTACGATGCGTTTGTCGCAAAATTAAACGATAAGGATTGGAAACCAAGTGAAGAAGTGTTGAATATAGTGGAAAAAATACGGGCCGAAAGAAAAGGTGATTAATTATGTCATGGTTAACTAATTTATTCAGCGGAACCGCTGGCGGTATTGTGGACAGCATCGCAAACGTTGCGGATCGATTCATCCAAACCGACGAGGAAAAGAATGAATTCAAACTTAAAGTGATGAATCTCGTTCAACAGCGCGACACGGAAATCGAATCGACCGCACGCACCGAACTGGAAACGAAAAGTAAAATCATCGCGGCTGAAATGGCGCAGGATGACAACTACACCAAACGCGCCCGCCCGACAGTCGTTTACTTCGGGCTGATTGTAATCGCGTTTAATTATTGTTTGGTCCCCGTCGTTGCGTTGATTCTCAGCAAAAATATTCCGTTGCTAGAATTGCCGGGCGAATTTTGGGCCGCGTGGGGCGGCATTGTGTCATTGTGGACTATTGGGCGCAGCGCTGAGAAACGTGGTGTTGATAATCGGCTTACTAAAATGGCCGAAAAACTTAAAATCATGTAATCATGCCAATTCAAACCGCAGCACGCGACCTGCGCGACAAATTACGACTCGAAAGAGAATTGCGCGCGCAGGTTGACGCCTATCATAAAACAATAGTCGCAAGGTTCGACGAATCATTGAACATGAACGAGTTTAACGCTTCGTTGACTGCCATACTCACGGAGCATTATCGAAATGTCAGCGATATATTTAGCAATCGATTGGGGTCACAACTTCCCCGCAATGTATCTACAACAGATAATGAACGACGAACAATTGAACGTGATCTTAATCAATGGATCGCAGCGAGAGCGCCTAACCAAGCTCAACGAATTAACAAAACGACCTCCGACGATATCACCGCGGCATTCGCAGCGGCAAGCGACGATGAATTGGTCCGTGAACTGGTTGGGCTGGAAGCAGAAATCACCAAAAAGACGATTGCAACCGCAATATTTTCTCGCAAACTCACTGCGCGCGCAGGGTCGATCGCATCCACTGAAACGCAAGCGGTGGCTGAAACCGCAAAAGCTACGGAAGCGGAAGTCCTGAGCGGGTTCGAACCATCTATCACAAGCCCTACGCGTCACCCCTCGCAGGTCATGAAAGAGTGGGTAAGCGTCGGGGATTCTGTTGTCCGTACCGGGACGTTTGACCATTTGACCGCTGACGGACAACGACGCCCGACAAATGAACCTTTCGTCGTGTCGGGTGAGCAATTAATGCACCCCGGCGACACTAGTCGTGGCGCAAGCGTTGGCAATGTTATAAACTGTCGGTGTAGCGCTGTTTACGATGTGGAAGAGGTAATCAATGTACGTTCCGAAACACTTTGACCCGCGCGAATTCGTCGACCCGGTGACATGGGAGAAATTCGGCAAACGTGCGTTGCGTTTGTTCGTTGATGAACGCGTACTTATTACCGCCGACCA